TCAAACTCATTTCCAGCATTCATTTTAACGCCAACAGCAGCAGGGTTTTGCCCAGTTACAAAACCTTCATTTCCACTCGCATCTCTGAGTCTTTCTTCAATCACGAAGTCTTGGTTTTCATTATCTAGAATAATAACTTGATCTGAAACGTGCAATCTTGTTTCAGCAGTCGAATAACCAAAACCACCATCTACAATTGTATATGAGATCGTTCCCGTAAATTCATCTTGCAATTCTGTAACAATTGCTCTGCCACCTTTACCAAGAGAAGATGTAAAGTCAAAAATATCACCGATATTATTATCTGTAGTTCTAGGTGCAGCCTGATCAATATCAATAGAAGAAGCAGAGCCTTGTACCTGACCAAACTTAACATCAGTGCCGTCTACCCTTGTAATAATATCATCGAATTTAATAAACGTGCCTTTAACATCGTTAATATAAATTACAGGAACAAGAGTTCTATTCAACATAATAAAGTTAATTTTATCAACAGCAGCTCGCGCGCCAGAAATACTACCGACAATGTTCTTACCAGCTAGTGAATCATATTCGTATATAATAGCTGAATTTGCTGGTGATGGGAATTCAGCATTGTTTGGGAACAACTGAAGATATGTACCAGTTTTCCAAGAAGAATCAGAGGGTTTTAGAATATTAGATGCAGGATAATATATCTCTACATCTTCTTGAAAGAACATTCTAAAGAAAAGAATAATACCGCTCTCAGAACCTTTTCTTCTATAAAGGCTCATAATATTTCTTACGATGAACTTGACCGTACCTACGTCATCAAGTGGCAGATCTGCAAGAAACTTTTTCTGAAAGAATATAATCATTTCAGATAGAGTTGTAGCAATGTCACGATATTCAAACAAACGTCTGTTATTATACACAGACATATTAGTTTGTGTTTCTAGAAACTTATAGTATTCTTCTACAAATTTTACAAGCTCGTGACCTTCATCCCTGTAAAGTGCAGGGAACTGCAGCTGGATCTGGTGAGCAATATTTTTCTCGATTTTCGCCATTATGTTATCTTAATCGGTTTAATGTTAATCGTTACATCTTCATCTTGGATAAAGAAGATTCTTCCGTTAGGTGACTTAATGTCGTCTCGTTTAGTTGTTGCCATCACTTTAATTCCAGCACCGGTATAGTTCTGCACTGTAAGTCCTGTCAAGTTAACTTCGCCGGTAGTATAATCTACTGTACCAGTTTTTGGTAGAATAACCTTAGGATCTACAGGATCGTTTGTTACGATTTGAATATTTCCTTTACCGTCGTCCTGCATATAAACTTGAGTATTGTCATATGTGAAAGCGCCTGTTTTAATTGCAGGCTTATAATCTATAAATCCAATTGTATCATCAAAAGGATATGGCTTAACTAACTCAGCAAAGAATTTAAATGATGGGTTTGCCGATACGCCTTTTGCTGGTGAATACAAGATATATGGACACGCGTCAATCTCGTTAGATTGAATTGATACGTCTACATCATCTATATCACCCGAAAGTTTTGATACGCGAAGTGTTTTATTAAAGTCATCGAGATTATTATTACTATAAGTTGTAATAGCAGATCTGATCTCTGTTTCTATTTGATCTGGAGATTTGCTTGTAATATTTGAATCGTAATACACGTCGATAGACAAACAAGCATATAGGAATTCAGATTCAATAAAGATCGGTTCAATAGCAACAGGAGATCTTTCTCGTAGGAACTCAATGTATCTTGCAGACAATGTTTGCGATAGACTGTCTTCTCTTTCACCAAGATAAACTGAAATAGCAACTCGTCCAAACTTTGGAGGTGTAAGATCCTCACCACCGTAAGCAGAAACGGCTTTAATTTCTGGGAAGTTTTGCTTCAATAGAATCTCATAGTCTGATGTTGTAATTGCTCGCTCTTGAATCTGCAGTGCTTTTGGCGCAAAGTAACGAATGCTTTCAAGAGATTCTCTTTCAGCACCACCTGACGCAGCACTAATTGTTTCAACAACAGCAGTACCACTATTCAATTCAAGACTAAATACATCAGCGCCATTTGGCTCTTCACCAGAACAGATTCTGTATCTTACTCGAACATCCTCAAATTCTAGAGGCTGCAGACCGAATCTATTATTACCGAAGTAGATAGTGTATCTTCCATCAAAATATGGTTCTACATAGAACACTTTATCTGTTGGACCAACACCAAAGATATCATTCTTTCTTACAAATATGTTTTGGTTTTCTGTTTCTTCAGCATCAACAAATACGACGATTGAATCTGTATCAGCATTCTCGTTTGAGAGGATAACACGAAGAATACCGTCAGCATCAACAAAATAACCTTCGCGTTCAAAGCTCGCAAGCATTTGACCTTCGAAGATCTCTACATTATCTGCAACAAATGTATTGACTGCAACCTTTTTAGCAACATAAGCTTTATCTGTAACAAACTCAAAGTTCTGACCTTGATATACACATTGGAACTGAGTATATTCTGGAATTGGAATAGTTTGGATTCCTGGCGTGTCGTTTGTGATTGTGATTTTAATAACAGCTTTTGCAGATCTTCTACTTCTTGGCAGATAGTTCAGTTCTTTAGCATGAGAAACAACCGAGTTCATAAGTACGGCTGAGTCGAGGAACATCTCGTTCAATGCCATATTAGAATAAAAGTTATTATGATAAGTGTTATATGCTAATACGTCAAGAAGAACACTCATGTTAGAGCCTTCAAAGTTATAGTCTTTGAATTGTGTTTGACTCTTCATATATTCTTTCAGTGACGATTTCACTGTTGCGAAATCTAATTCATTAATTTTGAGTTTAGATGCCATTTATCTTGTCCTCTCTAGAAATACGTCAACTGATATTGGATTTGATTGGTTGCGTATCATAAATTCAACACGAACTCTTACAGTATTATCGTCAACTAGAGAGGATACTGTTACATCTAGTAATTCAGCTCTAGGCTCGTAAATATCTAGTGTTGTTCGTACTTGATCTTCGATTGTTTTTAAAACGCCGGGCGTTATATTTTCAAATAGCATGGCTTTGAGATGACCACCAAGATTTGGTTGCATCAATCTTTCACCACGATCAGTAAGTAATATATTTTTAATTGCTTCTTTTACAGACTCTTCGTCTTTGCGCACTGTCAGATCAGAAGACACAGGACTTTTCTCCATATCCTTTTTAAAATCGGAATATATGGAGATCTTTTTAGTTCTACCTGTTAATAGTTCTATTGTCATACTGACGTACCTAGTTGTTTTTGTTCTAGTGCTTTAAATTCTTCAGACTTCCACATTCTTGTTGGGCCTTTATCAATATGAATAAATCCTTTATAACGGCCAAACCCTCTAAAACCTACTTCTTTTGCTAGATCTACAAAATCATAAGCTTCTTCAGAAACTGGTGTGCTTTCTCTATTCCAACCATCCCATGTAATATCAAAAGCCATTCCCTTAGTGTGCTGACCATTAAGTGTAGTAGTTTTACCAGCGTCATAAAGCATTTTCTGATACTGCATACTTCTCCAACAGCTGTTTACGATGAGACGCTTACCGACTTTAGCCTGAAGTTTCATTAGCATAGCTTTTACTTCAGCATCAGTTTGTGTCCATCCAGCACTTCCAAGAGCCTCTACCCAACCACCTTGAATACCAATCTTAGGATGTGTATTATCTTTAATTTCTTCCCAAGTTGGCACTCCTTCATACTCTTGAGTTGTTGGAGGCGGCACATTACCTTTTTGTTCAAATTTCTCTCTTGATTTATTTATTCTTTCTTTGCGTACCTCATCTTCTAATCTGATAGCTCCAGCTCTAATAGCCTCACCTTTTACTCGATCTGACACATTTTTTAGTGTATAAAACACTTCTTCGTAACGATTTGAAAAGTCGTTGAGTGGATCTTTTAGTTTATTAATCACACCTTCAATACCAGTAATCAAACCACAGATTTTTGCAATTAAAAGTTGTACCTCTTCAAGAGATGGGTTTTCGAAAACACTCATAGCATAATCAATTTGAGCTTTAAGTTTCTTACCAAGATTCTTAATATTTTCTTCATCAAAGAATTCTAATATTTCTTGTTTAAGCTGAGTAATTCTTTTTACAATTTTGTCGTTGACAAATGTTTCGATTTGTCCCATAATATTCTCAACACTAAAGTTTTTAATAGCATTCTCTACACGCTTTACGATTTTTTCAAATGCTTTTTCTACCTTTTCTTTAATGGCTTCAATAAGAGCTTTTACTTTAATTTTTTCAAATGCTGCTTGAATTTCATCAGCAACATTGCGTATCTTTGCAAGGAATGTAAAGGCATCCTGAATCAAACCATCGATATCATCAAGTAGATCAAAAAAAGCATCAATTGCAGCAAATATATTTGGCATAAGTGCACAAAACTTTCCTAGAATACTATTCGAAGACGATCCAGTATAATAGTAATTTAGTTCAGATACAATCTGCGCAGGCTTTGTATTATAAATGTTTTCAATAGAGGTGGGTGTATGATTAAACTCTCTTAAATATTCTGAATATTCTAAAGGAGTAATAGGACCACGATTTAATCTATATTCTAATACTTCATTATCATCTGCACCAATGTAAGTCTGCGCGATATCTCTTTTTAAGAAGTCAGTATTAAATTTAGAAAGAGAATCGTAAAAGTTTGGAAATCTTTTTACAGATTGAATTAAAACATTTTCAGAAGTATCTTCGATCATGCTTGCTCTGAAATTAGCTTCAATTTGATCGAGAGCGCTGATCGTAAGCTCACCTCTACCGTTTACACCAGAAAGCTTCGTGGTTGTATCTACCTGTTGGCCAGGATTTAAACACTGTTCCATGCCACAACATTTACACGTCATAGGAACCTCCAGTTTCAGGTTTAGAAGTTATGGTAGTAGATGCTTTCTCATAGTTACCTTTAATCTCATCAAGCACTTTCTCAAATTCTCCAACAGTAATCTTAGCATTATTCTTCACCAGTTTACCATCAGCATAAATTGGCTTAGAGTATCTGCTTTGACCAGCCTTTGGACCGTTTACAATTGGAAGTGAAGCCCACTCTGCAGCAAGATTATTTGCAAAGGTTGTTCTAGATATATTACCGCTGAGATATCCGTCAAGACCGCGGCGTCTAAGTAATTCTACAGCCATCTTATCTTGGTTAATTGGACTAAATTTATCGCTTAAGCTTAGACCTGCTCTTGCGTATAATGGATCGCCCGGAGGTGGCGGATCATTGTCATCGTTGTCATATCCACGGAGAGTATCTTCCATGATTTGATATCTGCCCATAGCCTCTGAACCTGAAACGCTATCAACAGATTCTTGATATTGAAGAACCTGCCCAATAGTCATAGTTGTGATTGGTCTAGATGGATGTAGTGCTCTATCAATTAATCCTGATATAGCGTTATACCCACCATCCTGATCTCCTTCAAATCTTCCAATAAGATTCAGGAGAGGAGTCAAACTACTTTGCATTGCTGCCGTTGCAGGAGCAGTTGATGCAAGAGTTTCTGTGGTGGATACTGTTTCACCAGAATGGTCAGGTGAAGATGCACCAGCACTACCACGAGATCCTGTGTCTTTATTTGTTTGTAGGTTAACACCTTTCTCAGGAGGCTCTGGAGCTTTAACGGGCTGTGCTTTGGTATCCATACCACCAGGTCTCGTGACATCCTGCGCGTCTCTAGCAGGGTCTGCACTGCCCTCAGCCATGCGAACAAAGTCGTCAATAAATGTTGTAGTACCACGAACCATCACATAACCATCAGAACTGACTCTTAACTCAGCATCTCCTTTGAGATCAAATGAGTCTGTACCTTGGAATCTTACGTCAGCACCTTTGATCTTAAAGTCTTCTGCTGAATCCATAGCAAATAATTTATCAGAATGCCAAAGCATTTCTTCTGACGCAGTACCAAATATTTTTGGTGCCTGAATACCGATACCTTGTCCGGCTTCTATCTGGGTTTCTTTCTTCGAAAGAAAAGACATGTAGCCAGCATTAGCTTCTACCTTTACCTGTCCTGCTCTCATCTGTAGGTTTTCAGATCCATTGATAATTGTTTCAGGTCCGCCTACACCGAGATAATAATTACCATGTACAATTTGTTTTAGATCTCCTTGGATCTCTTCTACTTTATGGCCTTTTACGTAGACATGTGCATCACCATTAATTGTAACAGTACTTGCATTACCAACTAATACGTGCTGTTTTCTATCAATGACTTCATATTTGTCTGATGTTGATTTTTCTGTAACAGTACCACGAGAATCGATCTGTACATAAGAACCTTCCTTATGCCAGACAGTAATTCTTTCTGAGCCGGGAGTATCATCAAGCTCAATAGTATGCACACCACTTTCGATTACTTTATTATGCGGATATTCAGTATCATATGCTGGTGCGGGTTCATCCCATGTTTCGTCTGAATCTGCTACCTTAACATTTAAGGCTCTACCCATCTCCCATTCAACAAGATTTGTTTCGTGTAAATATTCACCACGGGCTAGTTTAGAAACGTCGTGTTGCCCGATACTTTCTGGCTCAGATCCTTTAGCAAGAAGGTGGGCGTCTTTTGGTGGAATAGTTCCCCAGCCATTTTTTTCTGGATCAATACCATCAAGATTCTGAGTTGGAATTGTACCAATAATCATAGGTTGCTGAGCATGTCTTCCGTCTAGGAATAAACCAAACACCCATTTATTTGTCTTTGCGCCGTGGAAAACGTTTGCGTCATAAGCACCTGAAACAAGAACAGCCCAAGGCAACTCATCGTCAGGTATATCTTTATTTGTTCCATGTATACCGAACGCACGTACCTGCACACGCCCTTCTTTACGAGGGTCGACTGTGTTTGCAATAACACCCACAAACCACAATGGGTCGCGTATTCCTATACCGTAATCAGGCATTTCCTTGATCCGTTCTACTATCAGTTGCAGACCAATCAAACTTTACCAGAAGAAGAGAAGTTGTAAGTTCTCCATGTTTCATCTGATGACTTGTGGTCTTAATCATATATTTACCACCAAGAGTATCATTTCTTTTTGAGTCAACATTCAACTGAGCAATATCTAATTGAATGATTTCACCAGGACGTAAATCCAATCTACCCTTAAGTGCAGCTTTTACTTGTACATTATTTAAGTGGTGATAATAAGAAACTCTGTTCTGCGTAATCGTAGGAACAAATCTTTCTGCTCTAATATTAGATTTAATATCACCAACGCTTTGGTAATCTTTATATACTACAAAATGTCTTGCATTTTCTTCAGTAAAAGTTTCATCTCTAAAAGCTTTTGTATGTGGCTGAGCATCAGGGCTGCTTTGACGGGCTTGGTTGCCGCTGAAGTCCATATAATCGGCGTCTTCATCATAATTAAAATTATAGTCTGTAACCTGTTTTCTTACAATATCAATCTCTGTTACTCTGCTTCTATAAGCTCCTGAAAAAATATCGGTGGCCGTATCCAAACCTTTATTTACAATTTGCAGTTGCTCAATTCTTTCGAGTTGAGCTAAAGGTCTATTTGGATCCATACTACCAACAGGACCGTTATATAAATGCTTAATTTTCCCAGCATTATGTTTATGAATAAAGAACTCGTCTGTTACCCAATAATAAGATTCGAGAGTCTCAAAGAATCTATATGTGCATGAAGGAACATTTGTATTGAATCCCATGCTTGCAAGTAAATTCATTGTGTAAGCTGGTGTATAACGTGGTACAGTTAAACCAGTTGCCGAAAAAGTATCCTGAAGATAAAACTTTCTTTGTCCAAAATCTTCTTCAACAATGGTAGATTCTGTAAGGTTGTATCTCTTCGCAGATCTCATTGTAAAATCTTGGCCATACAGTTGATCTATTTCAGTTTCACCGCCTACCTTTGCGTAATAAGTTTGAAATACTCTTTTTGCAATCTCGTGTATTTGCCCATTGTAGGCTTTGATTACTTTTCTCTTGTTGGCATTAAAAGTTTCTTTAGAAACAAAGTGCATTTTATATACAGCACCGTCTGTATTTTCCATAGGTGTAATGTCACTTACACGGATCACTCTTGTTTCTAAAACAACCTTATACGGCATATCAGAAGAAATAATTGTCATAAGCAATGTTTCTTCTGCGCGCAACGGCAAATTCTCAAGAAGACCAACCGTCTCCTCGATCTCTAAAAATCCCTGATACTGATGAGCTTCCATGCTCTGCGAAATCTCAAAGCCGGTAATAAACTGAGCAATGTCCTCTACGCGTTTGGGATCAAACTCGTTTACAATCTGGCAGGATACGACTTCGCATTGGGATAGATTACGTGACATCAGCTATTTCTTAGTTTTCTAATAAATTCTTGTTCTATGCGTGGCAAATATTCTCTATCGATTAAGAATATCTCTTTCTTATTTTCATTCAACGCATATTCTTCGTCATAAATCTTCCAAGGTTTCCACTCGTCTGGAATAATTCGTTTGATAATAATCTTACGACCTGTTTCAGTACGCAAGATAACGCGATCTTCTTTACGAAGATAAATCGTTCGGAAAGATTCTGGCGCTAGTTTGACAATTTCTACTGCCATCTACTATACCTCTTTGTAATAATATATAATATTCTCGTCATTATCTTCTTTAGTCCAGTCGATAATGTCCTCACCTGTGAGTCCCGATGCTTCACCATATTTGTCAATTAAGAATAAATTGAACTCGTGATTTTATTTAGGCCATTCGTGGTATGGATCTGTAATATTGTTAGCCATATAAACTAGCCATTCATAATCTACAGAGCCATAATACCACTCTGCAATATCCTGTGCTCTTTCGCCTTCCTTAATTGTATAAGGCATATAAAGAAGTGGATTGTTTGTAACTTCTTTTGTAAACGTATTGCGGCGAGTGATGTCTTTAACCTTAACACCTTCGTATTCAATAGTTGGAAATTTTTCAAAATATCTTGTCATGCCATTATCGTCCCATTATTGTTACCCTGATTTGTTTCAGCAGGAGGGGCTACTGACTCTGCAGTCGCAGGTGGAGGAGTAGCAATACCATAATCGTGTGCTGTCTCAACTTCAAGCTCTGATAACTGTATACCAAGTCCTACCGCTGCTGGTTTACCACCTCTCATAATCGATACGCCACCCGTGGGTCCATAATCAACAGTAATATTTTGAATCATAGCCGGTTTAAATTTCATAAAATGTTCACCATTTACACCAAGCAAATAAATGTTTACTGTAGATGGATATCTTAAAAATGCTGAATTGATTCCAAATAGATTTGCTGTTTGTGGTAAAGAGTGCTGTTTCAGGTGATAAACAATATTCTTAATTATATCTGAATCTCTTGTGTTATTTGGAAATAGCTCCCAGTTAAACTGGTGCTGTCTTAGGTTCACACCTTCAAATGTAAGGGTTTCACGGGGGTTCAGAACCTGTCCAGTAGCATTGTTTACTGCACGGGCATAGTCACCCGGCAATGCTTTTCTTAATAGGTACTGAGCACCAGTTACGACGTCAGCAATATCTGTACCCAGAACATTTTTAAGTGCACCTTGAAGCTGAGCCATTGCGCCACCACCACCCGACGTGCCACCACCTCCAAGCATACTTCCAACCGCAGCGCCCATACCTTGTAGAATTTTTGGAAGATCTCCAATAGTTTGGCCATTACCACCAGATTGAATATAGTTGTTTACTCTTGTAGCAATTTGCTCTACAAAAGGATCTCTCTCAAAGTTATTTACTCTGAGGCTCGTTTGGTCTGTAAGCTGCTTTGGAAAAGGTAACTCGATTGATGTTGTAGTTCTAAGTGTTGCCGCAACAGTTCTACCAAACTGATCTTCCGGCGCTTCAAGAAGTCCACGTGCGGTTCCCACAGAATCTCCGTCTCCAAATAAAGATTTGAAGTCGTATTGTTTGAACACCATAAG